AATAATGTCGTCTAATCTGGCCATGGGGCCCCTCGCATACGCTCGCCCCATGGTCGCGAACACTATGGGCGTTCCGCGATATCCTGTTGATAGAATCGGCAAGGTTCATTTATTATGCGAAGTCTGTGCTAAAATTCAATCCTAGGCTATTATAACACCTAGGCCCCTACTGTGTCAAATAATTGATGATAGACGAAAGCTCGTGATGGTACTCTAGCCGTACCATCATTTCCAAAAGCTCCAATATATCCAGCTGGTCACAATTCTTGTATTTCACGAAACGCTTCCAAAATGTGACCCTGAGCAATTCCTCAAGGTCACACCCTCTTGTATTCATATAGCTTTGAATCAACAAAAGCTTAATTTCAGCAGATTCCTCAGAATACGACATCATCACCAAGGAACCAACTCTATACGCTCACGCTGGAGATAAGATATTTGGTCATCATGCGTATCAAAAGACTTCAAAGCTTCCTGTGTAATGGTATACTTGCGAACCCAATAACCAGGCTGCATAATACGCTGAAAAAGCCCTGAAAGACCTTCCGAAGGTCCATCGTGACCGTCTACAAGCTGACCAAAGGCACCCTTGAAAGGCCGTTGGTAACCCACGGCAGGAACGTACCTCTTAAGCCTGACGCGTGGCCGTATGAACGGAATGGACCCAATGAGCTTCGACCAAAAGGCAGGACAATTGGCGTACCAAGCAAGTAAGGGACGGCGATCACTATTGCCAGAAGCAAAAAAACCACACATAGAAACCTGATAAAGCGTCTCCGTGTTCGTACGAATCTTCTTATCGACCGAATCGAAGTGCTGAGAACACCAAACAATCTCATGACCAAAATGGCGATGGTTGGTGACATAGCGAATCAACTCCTTTTTTGTTGTTTTGAAATCGCGGTTATCCGCATAGCTCGTAATCTCATCAATTAAAATTAACGACTTGAGAGGCAACTGCTTCTCGGCAATATCATCAAATTTGGCCTTTAAAGTGCCTTTGATTGATGAAGTTGAAAAAACATAATCACCATCAAAAAGATTTGCCCGAAGAGCAAGGTAAATCGTCTTACCTGAACCGGGCTTTGCAAACACGCCTGTAATCATAAAAAACCTCCTTAAAAAATAGCCCCCGCACTGAACGGGGGCAGCCTCGAATTAAGCGCTCCTACGGAAAGTCCGAATAAGCAACCTAATAACCATGCTTGCAATCGTTATTGCGAAACCAATGAGAAAAATCTCATTGCCAGCTTGGAAAAACCAAGTCGAAACCTGGGTCAACCATTCCAAAACTTGAGCAAGCAAAGTCGTAATAATTGTTATGGGCCTTACCTCCTTCCTCCAAGATTTCCAAGCCTACCAATCATTTGAATAGCACTGGTAATCAAAATGAGAACACCAGTACCGCCCATAGCCATCATAAAAAGCTGCTGGGGAATCGGAAGGGTGCCCAAAGGGACACCAATAACTTGTTGAATCAGATGCCACATAAAACCTACTTCCTATTTGAAAAAAAGTCAAAAAACAAAGGGATAAAAAGAATAAGAGCAACAAGAATAATAACAGAAAAAATAACAACGGCGTAAATATCGCTCATACGTACCTCCTAAGAGCTGTCTTAAGCATCCAATCTATCAATAAAAGAACAACAACAAGCAAAAATAAATCCATCAAAATGCCGTCAAAAGGCATGGAAACAGCAACCGTGGTATTTGCTGTTTGCGTTTGAACAACTTGCCACGTGGCACCACGGCCAGGCATCCAAGACGCAAAAAACAAACGGTGAAAAAACTCTGCAAAGGTCATGCGATACATAATCAATCCCCTTTCGCATTGATATCAAAAAGATTCAAAAACATAGTAGCAACAACAAGGGCAGCGACAACGGGCATAAAAGGAATGCCCCATATCCTAAAATCCCAAAGAAAACGAAAAAACATATCAACCCACGAAAAGAAAATCATCCAGTTATTCACTCAGGATCACCACCAATCCAAACATACTTAAGGATAGCAATCGTAACAATAAATGCAATACCAGCAATCAAAAAAGCCAACATCTCAGATGGAAAAATATTATCAAAATACCTTAAAGCTTCAATCAAATTTGAAACACTACGAGGGATGTGGGCCAAAAAATCGAAAATAGAACCAATGACAGAGAAAAGCATCGAAACTTTTTCCCCAATAGAACCAAAAAATTCAAGAATAGCAGTCATAAATCACCTCATAGAACGTCTACGCAAAACAATAGTTGCAACACCAAGAGTAAAGGAAACGGCTAAAGTCGCAAAGAGAATCTGACCAAAGACCGTACGGCGAAGAGCATCCCAAAAAGAGCGAAGGTCGACATCTCGGAAAACAGACAAATCACGGTCAAATTCTGGAATCTCCAAATCAATATCAGGAACAGAATCGGGGGGTGCCGTTGGAATCGTAACCCCGGGGGGGTTGATTGCATTGATGACATCATCCTGATTAGGCGGTATAACAAAATCTGCTGGTAGACCAATATGTTGAAGAAAATTCACAAGACCAACACCTCTGATAAGAAAGGAAGGAATAATCTCAGGTGATGAATCAGTCAAACGCCAAAAATTAATTGAAACTTGAAATTCAATCGAATCATAAACAACAAGCGTTGAACCAAGAGGGATTCTATATACCGATTCAAACATAAGGTCATGTTGACCGCTATGAATATTCAAAAACGATGTTGAATCAAAAATTTGCCCACCATAATGAATCTCAGCACGAACTTGCCGAAACGTCTGAAACATTGAAACGTTGTTCACGGCCAAATCAATAGATGATGAAGATTGAACGGAAAAATTATTAGAAGATGGAGAAAAATTAACCCTAACACCTTGGGAAAAAAACGGAGCCGGGTCAATCAAAACTCGATAGGACACACGAACCAAAAAATGGTCAGCGAAAATACCATTAGGCATAACAACACCAGATTGGGCCAAAGACTGAATAGTAACACCAAACTCATCACCAGATGACCATGAATTCACAAATGAAACTGAATCAAAAAAGCTAGGATTAGTCACAAGAGAGAATGTGGGGGACCATGGACCCCCACCAACAAGGAATCGGGCACTAGCCGATGGAGCAACGGAGACAAAAACAATCAGAACAACAAGAACACAGGAAAATATCCTAGTTGAAATCTTAATCAAAGCGGAACAATGTCAACAAGAATGGCCTTGCCTTGGCTACCAACATCATATGTAATGTCGACAGGCATACCAGGCTCAAAATCTTTCAATCTCTTACGAAAATCAGAACGAACACGTTCGGTGACAACCTTATCACCAATCACATTTTGCTCATCAGAACGGAAAGGCTTGGTAAGATGGATATCGGTGTAAACGCCAGAACGACCTTCCATTTCCCATGCATTAAATTGACTTCCTACATAAATAGCGCGCATAATAATAACCTCCTAAATTAATTTATATCCAACCGAAATTTATTTCTCGGGGACAAACTGGAACGAGATTCATCACGGCTACGGATTGCAGCAGCGACACCATAGGGATTGCTAAGAAGAAATTCGGGATTCTCCATGGCCATATCATAATAGGCCATGCCATTTTGAATTTTTTTAGCGGTAGCATTGGCATCAATTTTCGCGGGTATGTAAACAGCATCGCCCATTTCAAACGGACCCCAACGAAGTGTATCATGCTTTTTTAGGTTTTCCTCCGAGCCACGCTTATAAAGGTAATCAATGTTAGAAATTGAATCGCCACGGCACTTTATTATGTGAGGACGTTCAACAAACATTTTTTGCCAAGCTTTCATGGTTCGGGGTTCGTACTCGAGCTGGACATAAGCCGTAACATGCGGGCGAGACGCACGTTCAAGATTGATAATCGCATAGCGACAAGCAAAGTTCTCGCAAAGTTCTTCATAGATGTATTCAAGGATAGCATCCATTTCAGATTGTGGGCATTTTTCACGGCCATAAAGTTCTTCCAAAACATAGCCAAAAACAGTGTCTTTATTAAATGTCAACTGATAATGTTTCAAAGGAAGACCTCAACAAGAGAATCACCATAAAGAAGAAGACAAGTAGGGTCAACGGCATAAACAAGTGCGTGAAATGTTTCAAGAACCTCGGTAGAATACATGTTGTCATTAATCGGAAGCATGTTGTTGTAAACATAATTCGCAAATTGTTGAAAAGCTTTTCTTTCTTCAATCGTCATCATCATCACCATGCTTCCACACTATTTTTTGAATGAATAAAAATTACTTTGTCTTACAAATATATTATATCACGTAAGACGGTGCATGTCAATGGAAATTTGACACAGTCTTACAAATTTGGTATAATAACCAAAGAGGAGGAGAAAAAATATGCAAGATTACCAATTAAAAGAAACAATGCAAAAAACTGTAAGGTTCGAAGTCGAGATGTTAAGAGAAATTGAAAAACTAGCAGAAGAGAATGAAAGAGACTTCTCAAAGCAAATAAAATTCATGCTTAAAAAATACTTGCAACTAACAGAAAAATAGAAAATGTAAAGTAAAAATACTTTACAGCATTTACAAATTATTAAAAAAGAAAAAGGAATTAGTTGAAAAAAACACTGAAATTGTTAAATATAAACAAAAAAAATAAAAAATGTTAATAAGTGAATCGAACGTTTGTCGAGAAATGTGTGTGGGGGTGATAGGTAATACTAGCTATCACCCCCTACCCTGCTAGCACGCAAAAGAAGAGAGAGGTGTGCGCGTAGCGCACATCTCTCTCTTCTTCTTACCGCCTGTCGGCTGGTTACCGTCCGATATTTTAT